GCCGCAATCGCTCGCGGCGGGTCGTCATTCGTGCTTCGCGGCGATGTTAGGCGGCGACCGCGTCATCCATCCACGGGCGGGCGATCTCGAATTCGCCCGTGCCGGCGCCGGCAATAACCGAGGCGCACTTGGCGTTCTTGACGCGGTCGCCGGCCACCACGGTGTCATCCACCGCGCCGGCCGTCGCCGTGGCATAGACGTTGGCATCCTCGGCCATGGCCGCTGACGCAAGGGCAATGGCCTTGCCCTGGATCTGATACCAGCCGTATTCGTTCGCCACGGTCGGCGCCATGGCGACGGCAACCGGGCCGATCGCATTGGCTGCGAGCAGCGTCGACGAATAGTCGTCGGCGTTATAGGTCACCCACGCACCGAGAGCGGTGTTGGCCGCGCCCTTGAGATAGATGAATTCGCCGGAACCATAGGCCGGGTCGACGGCGCGGATGATATCGCCGAGTTTCCACGGCGTGCTGCGGCCGGCCACGTTCGACGCGGCGAGATGCGAGCCGATCGGCGGAAAGCCAAGGCTCGGGGTTTGCGGGACATAGGCCATATCGGGCCTCCTGATTTTTCGGGATTACAACGGAACAGGAGGCGAGTTGCCCCGCCTCCCTCGCGTTACGCAGCCGGGTTGCTGTCGATCAGCTTCCACTGGAAGAGCGGATTGACCTGCGTCAGTTCACCCATGAAGCCGATGTACTGAACCACGGCGTCCTGGTTGATCGGCATCATCGAGCGCCCGATCTTGTCGAAGTTCCGCTCGGGGTGATACCGGACACGCAGCGAGGCCGTCTCCAGGCCATAGGTGACATTCGACGGCATGTTCGACCCGATGCCGCCTTCCTGGACGATCTCCGCCTGCCGCCCGGCGCCGAAGTATTTCAGCGTCTGGAAGCCAAGCTTGCCGAGGCCGGTTTCGTCGTTGATGCGCTGGATCGCCACCGTGGCGGCGTCATACGCAGCATAGTGTTCCGGCGACATGAGCATGAGGTCAGCGCCACGCTTGCCACGCGAGCGCTGCGTCATGATCTTGTTGAGCATCGGCCGGACGGTATCCTTGGTCACCTGCGTGCCGATCCCGGTGAAATCGCCGTTCGCGTCGAACACCGACGTGCGCCAGATTGGATTGTCGACCCGGCTGATGCCGCCATAGGTGCCCTGGTCGACAACGGTCGGGACGGCCAGCTTGAGGCCGCCGAGTTCCTTGCCCCCGAAGCCGGTGCCGTCAGAATGGAGCGAGGCATCCGCCACGTCCTCCAACTCGCCCTCGGCGGCGGCGATGTGGGCCTTCATCACGTCCATGAGCTGGTTGGTGCCGGAATTGCCGAGGATTTCCTCATTGCTGAGCGTCACCGCGACGGCCACCATCTTGGGCGTGAATTCGGCGTCGTTGAACAGCTCGACCGGAACAGGGTTCAGGAAGTCGAAGCCATTGTACCAGACGGCCGAACCGGTCTTGTTGTAGAGCAGGCGCTCGCGGATTTTCGGGCCGCTGTAGCTCTGCCAGAGGCCTTTCCGCTTCAGGACGGCCAGGAGCGCGTTGGAATTGGAGACGAGGTCCTGATAGCCCTTGGAGCGCTCTTCCAAGGCCAGGGACAGGATCTCCTGGTTCTTTTCGACTGAGGTGAGTTGGGCCATGGTGGCCTCTCCTGAGATTGACTAGCCGAGCGCCGCGAAAGCGCTCTTCAGGGCATCGTCGATTGACTTGGGAGGCGACTTTCTGGCCGGGTCTGAGCCGGTGCCGGGTGCGCCCGAGATTGATTTCGAACCTCGCTGGGTTTGAGCCAGGAGGTCGGTTCCTGCCGCTGCTGGTGCTGCGGGGGAAGGTTCTGCCGCGACCGGGGCCGGAGAGAGCCGTTCGGCCATCTCGTAAGCCTCCTTCAGATCAGCGGCCATGTTGGTAGAGATCAGCTTGGCGATCGTGCCTGCCAGTTCGTCGAAGCGCGGCTTATCGGCGGCGAACGACTGGATATCGCTCATCACACGATCCGCTTTCTGCTGCTCGAACGTCTGATTGACCGAGCCAATCTGTTGTTTCAGCGTAGCCAGTTCCTGCTGCAAGCCGATGATGGTGCGATCAGCCTGCGACTGGCGCTGATCGACCGGCTGGCCCAATACATGCGCGGCAACGTCTCGCAGCGACAGCCCGACATAGTTACAGACTTCCTCGATGCCCTTGAGCGGATCGGCCATCAGGGTCTTTTCGAGCGTCGTATACTGCGTCATGGCCTGCTTGACGGTGGTCTTGTGCAGTTTGGCCAGTTCGTCGAATTCGCGGATTTCCTCGTAGGCTTCGGCAGCCGCACGATGCTTCTCGATCCCAGCTTCCATCTCCTTGATGGCGCGGTTGGTCTCGGCTTTCACGGCATCAGGCGCATCAGCCCATGCCGCCTTGGCATCGGGCGAGAATCGGGCCGGGGCATCGTTGGCAGGCGTCGCCACGGGGGCCGGCTTCGCTGTTTCCTGCTTGACCGGCGTCTCAGCAACATTCGCCTCGAGCTTCGGCTCACTGCCTGCAAATTTGCCCTTCTCGTCACGGCCCGGGCCGTCGCTCTTGACCGGCGCGGGCTTGTCCTTGCCCTCCTCAGCGCTAGTCTTCTCGACCTTCGCCGCGGCATTCTTCAATGCCTCGTCGATCGAGGGCGTCTTGGCCGGCTTGGCCTCCGGCTCCGCCGCAACCAGTTCCGTGCTGATCGGATTCGGCGGCGATACCGTCTCCATCTCGGCGGGCGCAGCGGTGCTCTCGGCCGGCGCGGGCGCGCCACCGTCAAATGCGTCTGACATGTGAGGTTTTCCTGTCTGAGAGGATGCTGGGGTTATGCCGTGACCGGCGCCTTCGAAACGCGCTCGCCCCGATTGAACCGCGCTTCGGCTTTTTCTATCGAACCCTTGATCGCCAGTTCGTCAGGCTTGGCCCGCTTGCGTGGTCGGAGCCTTGCCGGATCATTGCCGACCTCGATCACGCCCGCCTGCCTGTAGGTCCGGCGAAGTGCGGATTTGCTGTCATACATGCGGCCATCGAGCATCGACTGGACCGGCTGCATCGCGTCGCTGCAAATCATCGGAGCGGCCAAGTCGGAGCGCTGCGGCTCCTCAGCCCGGCAGTTATGCGGCCATGGCCGATCAAGACCGTGCCACCCTTCGCAGACCTTGCAGTAGCGCTCCGTCATTTCGACGCCCTCGGATTGCCAGCAGCGCCTGCTGTCTCGGCCTTCAGTGCCGCCTCAGCCTGCTGTTCGGCCGCATGAGCGGCAATCTGCTCGGCCGACAGGTCAATGCCCGCCTGAGCGGCCATCTGGGCCTGCCCCTCCGGCGGCAAATCCTTGAAGGCGATAGATTCGGATGGCGGCTTGGCTACCCCCTCGCCCTCCCCGGCCGGCCCCGCGGACGCCTGCGCGATCTTGGTCCGCAGCAGCGCGACGTTCAGCGCACCGATCTGCATCGCCTGTTCATGGGCCTGCGCATCCTGCTGCATCTTCACCTGTGCGGCTTGTGCCTTCATCTGCGCATCGGCCTGCTTCACCTGCACGTCGACGGCGATCTTCTGCTGCTCGAGTTGCAGCCTCGCCTGTGCTTCCTGCTGCTTGATCTGCACCTCTTGCGACTTCGCGGCCATATCCGCCTGGTGCGCCTGAGCCTGCATCTGGGCCGCCTGCTGTCCGGCCTGAGCATCGGCTTGCGCCTTGGCCTGCGCCGGGTCCGGAGGCTTGGGCTGGCTCGCCATCGCCTTCATCTTCTCGACGAACTCCTCGACGGTCTGGTCCATCGAACGGCCGACGCGGAACCGCGATTGCGCGAAGCTGATCGTATCGGCAACCAGCGGCGCGATTTCCGGCAGCTGCTGGATGGCCGGCACAGCCTGCGCCAACAAGCCGCCCATGGCCGTCAGGTATTCCGTCGCCCGCTGTTTCTGGGCGTTCTCGTCCGGAGCAATCGTCGAATCGGTCTCGATATCAAGCACGAACGGTCGCATCTTCTGGTCGCGCAACAGCTTCACGGCCTGCTCGATCGTCGGCGTCGCCTCGACCTTGGCAATCTGCTGCTGCAACTGTGCGGCCTGCTGCTGAGCCTGTTGCAATATCTGTTGGGCCGCTTGGGGATTGGCCTGCGCCTGCTGCTGCAGCTGCGGATCGGCCTTTGCCTTCTCGACCTGAGCCGTGATCTGCCCGATCTGCTGCTTTAGCGGCTCGACCTGCTTCCGGATATCGGCATCGCTGGCAATTTCCAGCTGCGACATATCGAGCAGGGTCTTGGCCTGGAAGTTCTCGCCCATGATCTCGGCAACGATGCGGGTGATGTCCCGCGCGATGCGGATCAACTCGTCCTGCCGGTCGCGGATGCGGATCGAGCCGTACTGGCTCTTAAGCTGCTGGGCTCCAAGCGTCTCGCTGGCAACCGTCGACCCGCGCATGATGTCCGACAGGCCGGTGATCTGATAAACGTCATCGAAGAGTTGCTTCCGCAGCGCCACAAGCTGCGTGATCGTCGAGGCGATCATATCGAGCGGCAGCCAGACAATCATGTCCTTCATGGCGCCGTTGCCGGTCATGGCCCAATTACTGATCGGCACCATGACAACGTTGTCGTCAGTCGACTTGACCGCCGCCTCGAGCGCGTCGCTGATCTCACCGGCGCCGGAGGGGTAGAACGCCCTGACCTTGATCGCGTCCGCCAGCGCTGCAATGCGCCCGGTGAGTTCGTTGATCTCCTCCAACTGGTCCTTGTAGAACGCCATGTCAGGCACAGGGATCAGCGTGCGGCGCTGGACCGTCGTATAGGCCGGGCGCGGGCACGGGAAGAAACCGGTCAGGTCGAGATGCGGCTTGCCCTCATCAAGGACGACTTCGCAGCCTTCCGAAACCCAGACGACCTTGTTCTGCGACTTGCACCAGATCTCCCAGATGCCGGCCTTGCGCTTGCCATCATCCGAGACGCCCTCGTCATCATCCTTGCGGACCTCGAACGCCAGATCCTGATAGGCCTTGCCAGAGGTGGGCATGAACCGCTTGCGCGCCTCGCGCTTGGTCAGCCAGGAACGCTTGGCAACCCAATCGACCTCTTTCCAGACCCGAGCCGGATCATGCAGGAAGTCCTTGCGGTCGGCGTGATCGATACAGGCCTTCTCGACCAAACCGCCATTCTCTTGCTTCGTCTCGTAGCGCAGCCAGACGCAGCCTCGGGCCAGTATGTTGAGATCATCGCGGATCAACCGCATGACGCTGTCGATGTCTTCGTTCTCAAGCGAGACGACCAGACAACGCTCGATCAACTCGGACGTAACACGCGGCAGCGGCCGGCGATCCTTGAACCGCGGCACCACGACGGGCACCGGTGGCCGCGAGTAGATCGACGGGCCAAGCACTGCAACGTTCGCCCAGAACATCTGGAATTCGCGGTCGCGCGCGTCATTCGCCAGCCGCTCCAGATTGGCATAGAGCTTGTCGATCTTGTCGGCCTTGGCCTGATACGTCTCGAAAGCCTTCTCGGCTTGGGCGATCCGTTCGAGCCACTCTTTCGACGACTTCGGCTCGGCAGCGGACGCAACAGCGTCGCCGCCCGCGTCCTCCGCGAGTTGGTCGTCATTATCGATCATATGGAGCGTCCTACAGACGGATGCGGGTGGCCGATTGCGGCAATGGCGGGCCAGGCAATCTCACCTGGCCGGGTAGAGGCTTCCGAGGTGGCGGTGCCGGGGCCTTCCTGACCCACGGCCGAGACATGCAGGCGTAGCGGGTTTCATCCGCCGCATGGTCTTCCATTTCGGTATTCAGATCTTCCGGGCGCGCTTCGTCGTGCTGGAGCGCCGGGATTGTCCTGATCGCGTGAACACAGGTATCGAAGAACACCAGCATCGGCCGGCCATCTTCATCACCGTCCAGACGCGATCTCAGTTGATCCCAGCCGCCCATCGCACCACGTTGTGCCACGCGTTTGTTGTCGGCTGGCCTGAACGTCGCGCCGTTGGTCCCATCACTGCCCCGCGCCATGCGCTCGGCAATCGACGGGCCCCCATCTTGGGAGAAAGCTGCGGGGTCGAGGACCCCATAGGATATTCTGTCCTCATAATCTCGGCTTCTCACGCCGGCGCCAACGATCTCGGCATTCATCTTCAAGCCAACGTCGGGCTTGAACTTGCCGTTCGCGTCCAACGCAATTCCGTACCACTCGCGATACTTGACCAAGGCGCCGCGGGGAATAATCCGAGCTGGCGCCGCCTCAAAGTCATCCGACACGACAGCGTACCAGCCAAAAGCAAACGGCTTTGCACTGCCCCAGTCGCCCGCCCTGAACCGCAGCCAATGGTCCGGGATGACGAATGGCCTGACAACGTGGCGGTCCTGCCGGAAGTTGTCGAAGAACGCGCCATCAATGATATCCCAGTCGCCATAGCGCATTGCCCTGACCAGGCTCTCAGAGCCAAGGCCGTGCAGGCGATCATCATAGCCCGGATCATCCGCGGCCATGCTCGGGTTGTCCTCGAGTTGGGCCGGTATGAACTGACGGAGCATGCCGCCCTCGGACCTCGGCGCCCGGCAGACCTCCATCGGCTTCACGCCGTCGATGAACGTCATCTTGACGAATTGGTGCCCGATGCCGCCGGGGTTGGCGCCGCAGATGATGCGCGGGAACTTGCCCCTGTATCGTTCCGGCAGCGTGATGCCGACCATACGGACGCGGTTGCGCAGGAAGCGGTAGATCACGTCCGTGAAGTGCGTCAGCTCGTCGACCAGCAGGACGTGGATTTCAGAGCCCTGGTATTTGAAGCGATCCTTCTCGTCCTTGCAGTGGCAAAGGTAGATCTTGCTGCCGTTCCAGAACCTGATTTCATCCTCGACGATCGTGACGAAGCCGCAATCCACCCAACCCGCCAACAGCGCCCGGAAGCCCTTCGGCCCTTCCATATGGTTCTTGACCAGGTCGTCGCGAATGCGCCTGAACAGGTAGACCTGAAGGCCCGGTATCTCGGAACACCACGCGATGGCCGCCTGGCGCATCAGATGCGACTTGCCGCCGCCCGCCGCGCCTCCGTACAGAATCTCCGTCGCATCAGAAAGGAAAGCCGCCCATTGTTTCGGATGCAGGGCAATCCTGATCGCCTGCGCGCTAGTGT